CGGTGAGCGTGAGGACAAGGCTGCCGCCGCGGTCGATGAGGGCGCCGGCAAGGCCAACGCCATCCCGGCCGTCCGCGCCCTTCTCGCCAGGAGCGCCATCGCGGCCAGGGGCGCCGTCGGCGCCATCGTGACCATTCGCGCCGTCGCGGCCATCCTTGCCCGCCGGGCCGGCGGGAGGCGGGTTGGCCTTCATGTGCTCTTCGACCATCTCGCGGATCAGCGAAGGATCGGAGCGGATCGCGTCAAGGATCATCTCGCGGGTGATCGGGTCGGCATCGCGCCCAGGCGCGCCCTCGGCACCCGCAGGCCCCGCCTCGCCCCTCTCGCCGCGCTCTCCGGCATCGCCCTTCTCGCCCTTCGGACCGGGCTCGCCGCGCTCGCCTTTTTCGCCGCGCTCTCCAACAGCGCCGGGGGCGCCATCCTGCCCGTCAAGGCCCTTAGGCCCGATCTCGCCGGGGTCGCCCTTGTCGCCTTTCTCAGGCTGGCGGGCTTCCACGGCCGCAAGGCGCGCGATGAAGGGGGCGAGGGCGCGTTCAACGTAGCCCTTGACCACATTGACGATTTCCTCGCCGAAAGCCTTTCCGTCGAACATCAGGCAAGGCCCTTCATAATGGCGATGAGCGCCTTGTCGGCCTCAGCGTCGAGGTTGTCGTTTGCCGGCGGCTCAGGCGCTTGGGGCAGCTCAGGATTTTCGGACTGCTCAATCAGCAGCTTGTCGCGCGCGGCGATGGCCTCGGCGCTGTGGTCCTGTTCCTGCATATAGATCGTGTCGCCGTAGGGCTTCGGGGACTGATCCACCTTGGCCCGGCGCTCGTTGAGCGTCAGGATGCCCTTGGCCTTGTCGAGCACTTCCATCTGCGTCACGGAATCCATGCGCAGCAGGCCGTCAAGATCGAATTCCGTCCCCATCATCTCGCCAGTGCCCAGCCCTTCGTCAAGGCACAGCTCGATCCCCTCAATAAGGGCCTGGAGGCACTGCGAATAGTATTCGATGTTGAGCGACTGAACGTTATTGTAGCTCGGCATATCGCCAACGCCGATCTTGTACGGCGGGACGTGGTATACAGAGCAGACGATTTCCGCGGTCCACTTCAGCTGCTCGATCAACTGAGCGTCGACCGCCTTTACGCCCATGGGCTCGTACTTGAGGCCATCACCAAGGACCGCGACCTTGCCGAAATTCGAGCCACTGTAGTTCTCGGCCCACGCGGCCTTGAGGCGCGCCGCGGTGTCATCTCCGATGCTGCCCGGCGCGGTCAGGATGCCGCCGGGCTGGGAGAAGTTCTGGAAGAACTTGGCCGAATTGTTCTGGATCGCGACGCCCTGCGTCGAAGCGAGGCCGCCGGCAAAGATCGGGGACAGGCCAACAAGCGGATGAAAAAAGCAGTTGAACCGGTCGTGGATGATTTCCGAGGCCGGGACCGTGACGCTCTCCGGAAGGGACGCCAGATTGTCGGTCGAAAGCTGGTAATATACGGACCCATCGTCCGCCACCAGCACCTTGACGCGGTTCGGATCGAGCACATAAAGCTCGGTGACGACATTGCGCCCATCCCGGCGCTTGAGGATATACGCGTTCCCGCGCTGGAGCTTCGACAGAACCCAGCTTTCAAAGAACTGAATGCGGTTCTGGTAGCGGTTCGGCTTGCGCAAGACGGGAGAATAGGCGGGGTTGGTGATCTCGGCCCACACGCCGTCGGCAGTCTTCGCAACAAGCTTGATGCGCAGCTTCGCGATATCGGAGGCGATCAGCGTGCGGCAGGCGAAATCCGCATGATAGGCCAGGACGCTGTCATAGCTGACTTCGACGTTGTGCTGCCACGCGCCGGTATAGCTCTCGCGGATGATGGGCCACCATCCACGGTCGCCTGAGACGGGCACAAGGCCCTTCGTCCGCGGGGAAAGGCCCGCCGCCAGCGTCGTGAGGAGCAAAGCGTTAGCCATTCGCAATCATCCCTCGCGCGAGCACGATCGCGAAAAGCAGGAGCACGACGCCATCAAAGATCAGGGCGACGCCGATCCCCCACATGATGAGCAGGCCGGCGGATAGAGCCGCCACCCCGGCAACGGCGGCGAGCGCCACCAGGGTCAGGAGCAGGCGCATCAGTAGAGCGCCCACACGTCGGCCGCGGTGCCGAGGGTCACGCTGCGCACCTGGATCGGGTTGTACCCCGCCACGAGCGGGATGTCGGTCGCGGTGTGGCCGTCCTTGTCGATCACCGTCGCCGTGCCGGCGGTGCCCACCAGAAGCGCGCGGCAGGCGCCGCGGGCGAAGGGAACACCAGAGGAAACGGCGATGATGCTCGCGGCGGGGATGACGGACGCCAGCAGTTCAGCGGCGCTCTGATCGAGGTGGCTCATGTGGTGCTCCTAGACGATGAGGCGCCAGAGGGTGCCGTCGACAAGCTCGCGCTCATCGAATTGCCCATAGGCCAACGAGTGCAACCAGTTCTTGCGATCCGGGTAGGCCGGGCTTTCGATCTTCGCGAGGTCCGTCAGCCCAACGAGGGCCGCGGCGCTGCTCTCGTTCACGAACGCAGGGCACCCCATGATGACCGACTCAACGGCGGCGTTGCTTCCATGCGCCACGATGGCGTGAGCGCCTTTCAGATCCTCGGCCAGGGGGCGCTTGGATTCCTTGCCGCGGATCATGAGCGGCCGGTCGGTAACGCGGGACAGAGCGTCCAAAGCTTCGTCGGTCCACCCCTCGATCCCATGGAAGGCAGCATAGGTCTTGGTCGGCGCGGCGATCAGGATATGCCTGCCGCCCTTCGCCCAAGGCTTCACTTCGGTGTTCAGGGCCGCCCAACGGTCGCCCGGCAGGTCGCGAACTTCGCGCATCTGAAACGCGTTGGACTGCCAGCGGTAATACCCGCCGTTCTGCCCCCTCGGCAGCCAGGTCGCGAACACGCGCCGGGCATACCCTCGATCCCAATAGATGTACTGCCTTTTGGCAGCCTTCCATTGCGCGATGAGCGGGCGGGTTTCCGGCTGGCACCCCACGATTGGTGTAATGTCGAGCGGAAGAGCAACAAGCTGGCGCCAGTCCGCCCGGACAACGCGCCCGCCCTTGCGCTCGATCGCGCTTCCGATCCGGTTGAACAGGTTGAGCTTGAAATCCTTGAGGCCCGGCGGGATGTAGAGGGCCACCTTGGCCGGGTCGATCACGCGAGGACCTGCCTTCCTTCGATCATGTCCCCTTGCCGGGCGGGGACGTAGCGGCGCGGCTTGCCAGGAAACCTGTCCGCGATGTCGTTGACGCTCAGCTCGGCGCCGGCCAAAACGAACACGCCCCCCATCCCGAGGCGGGCCATCAGCGCGTCGACGGCAAAGGCCACATGGGCATAGGTCCGGCGCTGCTCCCCGGTGCCATAGATTGTGAGTTCCTCGGCTTCCGAGAACCGGTCGAAGACGCTATGCCCGCCCGGCCCTATGATGTTGCAAAAGCGGACCACCGAGACGCCATAGAGCGCGGCGTATTGCTCGGCCGCGCGCTTAGAAATCGCATAGGGTGTGGTCGGATAGTTGACCATCGAGGACGACGCGAAGACCGTGCGCGACCGATAGCGCCTGAACACCCGCAGGGCGCCCATGATGTTCACCGCGGCGTCAGCCTCGGCGTCCTGGCAATAGGCGTCCGTCTGCGCCGCGAGGTGGAAGGCTGCGTCCGCCTCCGGAAGATCACAGGTCAAGATGTCGTCGCCGGTCTTCAGGTCGATGCCTGCGACCTCCCAGCCCTTGTTCTCCAGCGCGGAGAACAGATGCTTGCCGATGAAGCCGGCCGAGCCCGTGACGACGGCTTTCATCGCCAGTGCTCCCGCACCCAGTCCAGCGCGGTGAACTGCGACGGGTCACGGTGCCCAGGGAACGCAACGATGCGCGCCCCCGCCGGTAATCCAGATCCTTTCGGCCACCCCGGCTTCTGGAAGGCGTAGACACCATCCTTGGGGCCGAATGCTCCAGCGCCCGGGATGTGGTGCGCGAACCATGCCTGATCATCAGGGAACGCGTCGTGCGGCACCTTCGCCGCGCGCTCAAGCGTAAACTCAGACCACACGTCCGGCCGATAGCCGGCCCGCAGCATCCACACCGAGCCGTTATAGGGGCAAGGGTTAGACGCGTTGACGCCTTGCAGGATCGTGAACGGCTCTTCGCGGTCGAACATCCCATCGAGACCCCCGGTCACGATCAAGTCGAGATCGAGGGTGACGATCCGGTCGCCCGGCTCGATGCCGTTGGCCGACTGCCATTCCGGATCGAAGGCGCGAAGGCGGGCGAAGCAGCCCGGAATGCGCGTGAGGTGCGCATCGCATAGGCCGGGCCGAAACACCTGGAAGCGGTACTCCCCTGACAGGTTCCGCCGGACGGCCGCCTCCAGACGGTGGAGATAGTGGCCGGGGTACTTGTCGCCCCAAACCCACGTCGAGACTATGAGCGCCACAGGACACCGATGCCGTTGTTCTTCCCCGTCGGGCACATGCGGAACTCCGCATGCCGATAGGCGGGGCTGATCGCGCGCCAGAACTCCGGAACGTCGATACGCTCCCCCTGCCACTCCGGCGCCCGGCGCCAAGAGATATCGTGGAAGGCGACCATGCGACCCATGGGGCTGTAGTTGATCCAGTCGCGCGTGACGAACGGCAGGGTGTGGTTCGCGTCGATCAGCACCAGATCGAAGGGACCAAGCGAACCCACCTGCGCCACGATCTCCGGCGCCGTGCTGTCTCCCCAGATGCCGCGAGCGTCATAGCCCGACGCCTGAAGCTCGGCGAGCACCGCCAGCAGGGAGGTGCGGCTTGCCGCTACCTTGCCGTCCGCAGGAAGGTCCACCGACACGATGCGGGAGCCCGTCGGCAGCGCTTCGGAGATGGCCTTCAGCGAGCCGCCGAACTTGGACCCGATTTCCAGATAGGAGGTCACGCCTTCGGCCTTGGCAAGGTCCGCAAGTGCGGCGATCTCGCTGGCGTCCTGAAGGATCTTCACGCCCTCGCCCATATGGCCGCCACTCCAAGTTCGGTTGAAATGTAGGAGGTGTGGATGCGGAAGAGGCCCGCCTTCCCCAGGTCGCGATCCAGCGCGACCATCTCCTCTTCGTTCTCCTCCGGCTTGTCGGAGGTCGCCCGCCAAGCGAAATAGCCTTTGGTCCGCATGCCGAAATGGATCATCAGGGCCGCAAGGCTCTCTTCGTCCATGACGCGCTTCAGCTTGTGGTAGGTCGCAAGGCAAATCGTGATGTCGTAGGTTCGCCCGGCAAATGGGCTCAGGGACGAAGTCCCCTTGATCAGGTCAACCACCTCGAAGTGGCTCTCTACCGACCGCAGATCGGCGAACATCTCGCGGGCGGTTTGAACTCCGACCTCGTACAGGTCGCAGCCGTCCACCCTCGAAGCGCCGTTGTTGGCGAACTCGAATCCCACCAGACCCCGATTGCACCCGATATCGAACACCGACTTCCCGGCTGCCCGAAGCACCAGGTCCGTCATTCCGTCCATGCGCAGGTCGTGATAGCCGGCAACGCGCCGCTGCACCTGATACTTCGCGCCAAAGGGGCGGTACTTGTCCATCTAGAGCCGCTCCTTGGCTGCTGCATAGACCTCGCCAACCGTGATCGCGTCCAGCGCCGCGCGACAGTGCGCGCACGGCAGGATGGACCCGCACGCCTCAGCGCCACCGGTCATGTTCGCGTGGCCCTCGTAGCCCGTCACAGACGCTGGGATGAAGCCTCCGAACAGCACCACAGCATTCCGGCCCATAGCCGCCGCGCCGTGATGTAGGCCACCCTCCGGCCCGATGTAGATGGCCGCATGCCGCATGACCGCCAACGCATCCCTGAACGACGTGGTGCGGAGCACCTCGGCGCCCTTGAGAGCCGGACCTGCCTTTTCATATGCAAACTGGACGACGCGAAGCCCATCAGCGATGAGCCGGTCAGCGACAGCCTGATAGCGCGCGCGGCCCCAATCCTTGTTCGGCGCGACCGATTTCCAGCCTTCGACGTTGGGCTCGATAAGCACGAAGCCGGAGCCCGCGCGATTGCCATCGCGAAGCTCTTCCATACTCAGGAACACCTCGCCCGGCGTCGGCCTGAAGTCGAGGTTCCAAACCCACCTGTTGCCGCGCTTGTCGTGGTGGTTATAGATCCTGTGGCCCTTGTAATAGGGCACCCACTCGATATCCCCATGCGCCTCACATCCGGGGGCCGCGATATTGGGGTTGCCGCGGAATATCAGCTCCGAATTGTGGTCCCAGATGATGCGCCGGCCGTCACCGAACGCGATGCGCTTGCCGCGCGCCTTGGCGCCACGGGCAAGGCCCGTCGCCATAAGCTGATCGCCGAGGCCGATGGCCGCCTCCCCTCAGGCCGCCCAGCGTGCCAGCTCGGCGCGCCACTCGTCCGCGAAAGGAGCATCCTCATAGCCCGCCATGCACGGCGAGCCCTCGGTGTGGTGCACGATCTTCGGATCGATGTTCGGCGAGGAGTAGCCAGCAAGCCAGTTCCACTCCGGCCCGAACTCGCCGATCCGGTCATCATTGAGCCAGCAGAACTGGTGTAGTTCCCGGCCGCGGGCCGAGTTCACCAGATCGACGGTAAGCTCCTGATTGGCAGGGTGGTCGCAGTTAAAAACCATGACGCTAGACCAGTTCTTCCGGCCGTAGCTCGTCTGCGCCTGGCCATCCATCTTGAGCCCTTCCGCGGGCCGATGGTCATGCTTGACGCAGCTCACCGCATAGGCCGGGTCGATCTGGCGGAAAAGCTCCATCAGGTTCGCCCGGACCAGCATGTCGCAGTCCATGAACAAGGCGAGGCCAGAGCGCGCGAGGTGCGGCACCAGGAAGCGGGAGATTGCAAATTCGGTCGCCATCGGGGCATCCGAGATGCTGTCCCAAAGCTGCCGGTGCCCGTCAGAATTCACCCGCGTTTCCGTGGGGCGGGTGTAAAGCCCGCGGCGCCGCAGATCGGAGAGCACCAGCCCATGAACCGGGATCTGGAGCGAAAGCCGGCGCTTGATGCTCTCACGCGCTACCGCAAACGCCGCGGCCTCTCGCGGGTCAAACCCGATCCAGACGCTGAAGGAACTCATGGATTGTCACCTTGGGGAAGCACTGAAGCACCGAATGTGGCGACGCGTTGAACACCTTTGCCTTGATGGCATCGAGCGCCGGGAGAGACCGCCCGAAGGCATCGATCCACCGGCGGAAATTTGTCTGGTCCGGATTGTTCGCCATCGGCCATCGGTTGCGCCCGTACCAATGGACCCCAGCCCTGTCGCTCATGTCGAAGCCGACGAGAAGAACAGTCCTGGCGCCCCACTGGAGCGCGAGATTGAGGGCCTGAAAGCCGCTGTTCCCGCCGCCACCGATGGTTCCCATAGGCGCCATCAACAGGTCTTCGCGGTAGCCCCCGCGTTCCCGCGCAATCTCGACCCGGCGCAGCCCCGGCGCCTCGTAGGCGTTCCCCGCCCACGTCACCTTGAGCCCGCGGAATTCGGGAAGCCCATGCCGATGCCGCCACCAGGGCGCATCGCATCCATAGACCACGTCTGCCCAGGGACAGAGGTCCACATTTTCCTTGATCGCTATGACCTTGACCCGGCCCCGCAGGGCGCCGATATCGACCTTCTTGGTGGAAGGACCGGAAGCGATGATCGCAACCGCCTCACCAGTCCAATCAGGCCAGATCAGTCCTCGGCCTGGAGATTGGTCGTCGCATAGTCGCTCGCCTTCAGGCTGCGCCGACGGTATGATTCCATCTTGTCGCGGATTTCGGCCGCGTTCCACCCCATGAAAGGGCGCTTCCCGACCAGCGTCTCATAGTCACCGCGGAGGGCGACGATGTCCTCTTCGGTCTTGGGGACGCGCGGGGCTTCCCCCGCGGCGGCGCGCGCCTTGCCGATCGCCATCAGAAGCTTCGCGTCCTTCTCCGATGCGTCGAAGGCTTCGCCCGGAACGATCGTGCGGCCGGCATATCGAAGCTCGCGCACGGCAGTGATGATCGGCATATCGTGCCCTCATGTGAGAGGGCCGGGGCGAACCCCGGCCCTCAGGTTGCTCACATCGTGGATAAGGATCAGCCGGTGTACTTCGCACCGTTGATGTAGTTCACCGCGCCGGTGCGAGCCTTCTTCCAGTTGATGAAGCGCTCGGCGCGGATCGCGACCATGTTGTGCTGCCACAGCGACACGATGTTGGTCGCGCCGGTCGTGGGGGAGTCGGGAGACGACTCCATTTGCAGGGACGCCTCGCGACTGATGTCGATTTCCACACCGCCGTCATCAGCAAGGAGCACCGAGGATGCGTTGATCGCCACGATCAAGCTGCCATCCGCCGGGGAACCATTTGCCGAAACGATGTTGTTGGACGTGACAACAGGGACGCCATCGAGCGTGCCGCCGCTCCGGTCAAGCCCAGGGAATTCGAGCTGGCCGAGAGTATTGCGCATGCGGCCGATGCGGCCCGCCAGCTTCCGGTTCATGACGAAAACAAGGTCGTCGCCGCCCATGTTATCGTCTTCGTACTCGTCCATGAGGCTGTTCAGGTCGGCGCGGAGAGCGTCCGCGGTAACACCCGAAGCAACCACCGGCGTGACACCATAGGTGATCGAGGCCGGAGAGATGTCGGTCGCGGCCTTGGTCGGGTCGAGAAAGTCGCGATCGATCAGGTAAGACACCGCCACGATGAGCCCATCTCGCACGAGGACCTCGGAAGACGGGGTCGAGAACCGCATCAGTTCCTCAGTCTGAGCGACGATGCCGGCCACCTTGGCGAAGCCCAGCGAGACAGTATCAAACGTCGCGCTCGACACAGGTTTCACCTTACCTTCTCCGACCCAATAGGCGGTCGGGTCAGTCAGCCCACGCGACATCTTGATATTGAACGGAACCTGGCGAAGACCGGGGATCCGACCAATGATGGTCGCGGGGCGAAGAAGCTCGATGAACTCACCGGTATAGCGCTCGGCCTCCACCAGGGGAGCCGCCGAAGAGGAGTCGGTCGTATTCATCGCGGCGATCGGGGCGCGAAGGATCATCTCCACTTCCGGGGTATCCGCGAAACGGCTCTTGGCGACCTCCACCGGAGAAATGCCATGCTTGAACCCAAGATACTTGGCCCCAAGCAGGCGCGTGAAGATGATCCCCTTCGCCACATTGCGCCGGACATCGCGCACGACGACGCCGGAAGCGCGCGACTTGGTCCCGTCTTCCTGCGAATTGCCGGAAACCGCCTTCGCGGTCTCCAGGTTGACCACCTCCATCTTGCGGAGGCGCTTCAGATGACCGTCGATCGCCTCATTGTCGGCGTCGAGGCCATCGAACTCTTCCTGGTCGCCGGCATCGAGGGTCGCGCCCTCCTCGCCGGACTTGTCCATGATGGCCTTCATCGCAGCGACGTTGGCCGCTCGCTTCGCCTCATAGGCGGCGATCTGCTCAAGAATGGTAGACATAATGGGACTTCCTTCTAGGGACGGGCGCGTCGTCACGACGGGCCGGTTCGCCTTGTCCAAGGGCGGATTGGATGGACCGTGCCGGGCTACCCGGCGGAAGCTGTCAACGTCGAATCGTGTTGATGACGAAAGGCTTCCGTTTCGCCCCAGCGCGGGCGGTATCGTTCAGCTTGACGATGCGGGAGCCGGTCGCGGCATGCTCGTCAGGCTTGGAACCAGGGACAGGCCGATCATCGTCCTTGGGCTCTTTGCCGAGCGCGGCGAGCACAGGAGCGTCGATCGACTTGATTGCGGTAATGGTCGCGTCGGCATTTGCCGGGATCGTGACCAGGGACAGCTCGAAAACTTCGGTGGCACTGAAGCGAATGCCGCCAGTGTCCATGAAAGAATACTCGATCGCGCGGAAGCCGATCGAGGCGGCGCGCACCAGGCCGTGTTTGACGGACTGCCAGGCTTCCTCGATCCGGTCGCGGAGGTTGCCTTCCTCCATCACCTTCGGCAGCCGGGCCTCGAAGGTGATCCCGGCCTTGGTCGGCTTGTCGAAGGTTACGGTGCCGATCGGCGCGGAATGGTTGTGCTGCCACAGCAGCGGCATGGGGTTGCTGAACTTGACCCCCAGCGGCTCGACGATATCGCCGACACGGTCGGTTTCGGGTGTGGTGGCGACGCCACGGATGACGCGCTCCTCATCGTCCACCGCCTTAATGGCGAGAACAGAATATGCACGGTTCATGGCACGGTTCTCCAGCCGCCGGACGAAGTCGCTCGGCGGTCATGCCTAGGTCCGATACAGGTCCGGCCTAGACGAAAAGCATTTGAAACTTTGGCGTTTGCGCGCCTTCATGAGCAATGGCGGCCCCAAGAGCCATCGCCATTGCTACCGCGCAATCGATCTTGTTGACCGCCCGCTCTTTCGCGAGCCAGTAGTTCCCCCAGCGGTCCTTATCGGTCACAGCAGACATCATGGCCGAGATGAGAACCGGGTTGCGGCGGAACCGGATGCGCTTTTCCAAGATCGCGTCCTCAAGCTCCCGAACGGAGCCCGGCATCCAAAGCCCTTCAGGCTCGCGGCCCGCCTTCTTGGCGGCCTCGATCATCGCCTCGGTCGCCTTGCCCTTTTTCGTTCCTCCCTGCGGGTGTTCAACAAATTCGACGTTCAGGCCAAGGGCCGTGCACTCAGGCTCGAAACCCCTGCGGAATGCGTACCGGTCATAGGCGAGGCACTGCAAATCGAAGTCGTGGGCATATTCCGCGACCGCTTGGGCGACGTGGTCAAAGCGAATGCTCTGCCCCTTCGGAGCGTGAATGTGCCCTGCGTTCGCCCACTGCCGATAGGGCGCCTTATCCTGCAACGCCCGTGCGTCGATCGTGTCGCCTGGCGTCCAAGCCTCGATCCAGGCATCAAAAGTCGGCTTTCGGACCTTCTGCGTCTTCCCGTCCCGCTCTGCGTCGACCTCGACCTCTCCGGTCCTCACCACCGCGGCGAGCGCCGTGATGTCCCGGTTCTGAGACAGGTCGCACCCTACCCAGATGGGCTTGTCCCGGTGCTCCTTCGGGTCGAAGTCCGCAATGCAGGGCTCCAATGCCTCGCGCGTCATCCAAGCCGTCTCGGCGTCGGTCCACTGGCAGAAGTGCAGCCGCTTGATGCCGTTCAACTTCGACGGCATCGCCTTCGCCTGGGCGACGACTCCCCGCAGGTACTCCTCTGTGATCGTCACCCCAAGAAGCGGGTTTGCCTTGATCCAGCACGTGGGGTCATTGAGCGGGTCATCCTCTGGGTCCAGAGCGCACACATAGCTGAAGGTGCTATCGTCGATGACCTCGCCCAAATAGTGGGCGTCGCCGTCCTTCGCGTCGATGTTGCCCGCGGCCACCCGCACAGCATGTTCATGCTCAACCCAGCAGACCGAATTTCTGTCCGACCCGCTGTTGGTGATCATCAGCAGTAACGGCTGCCGACGGAACTTGAACCCGCGCTCCAGGATTTCTAGAATGCCGCCGTCCGCGTGCTCGTGCAGCTCGTCGACCAACGCGAAGTGAGGGCGCGGCCCGGAACCGGTCTTCTTGGTCTCGCGCGAAACCGGCCGGAAGAACGACCCCTTGGCCAAATACGCGATGTTGAACTCTCGCCCCGGTCCGCCGCTGCGCTTCAGTCGGCTATCCAGGTCCGGGGACTTGTCCACCATCTTCACGGCATCGCGGAATAGGATGCCGGCCTGCTCCTTGGTCGCGCCAGCCGAGTAAATCTCGGCGCCCGCTTCGCCGTCTGCCATCAGCCCATAGAGCCCGATGCCGCCAGCTAGAGGCGATTTCCCGTTGCCCTTCCCTTGCTCGATGTAGGCCCGCCGGAACCGGCGCGTCCCGTCGAGACGCTTCCAGCCGAACAGAGAGCCGATGATGAAGTCTTGTGCTGGCGTCGAGCGGAACGGCAGGCCCTCGAATTGACCCTCGCTGAGGAACAACTTCGTCTCGAAGAACCTCAGCGCTCGCGCCGCCGCCCTCGGGTCATAGACCAGACCCTCGCGGCTCAGATCATCGATATGGCGCCGGCAGGCGTTCCGTACATGCGGCCCCGCGACAATGGCGCCAGAAAGCACCGCCTGGGAATATGCGGTCGCACGGTCGTCATTCGTCGAAGAATTCGTCACGCTTTTCATCGCCAGTGTCGGCGCGGTTGCGTTCGTCGGTAAGGCCAAGCTCGCTCATGTAGGCGCGCATCTGTCCATGCTTGGACGCCGGGAAGCTGGTGGGCGCGAACCGGAACTCCTGCCACAGCTCGCAGAACGCGATGGCCGCTGGCTCCCGAGAAGCGTCAAGCCACCCAGCCGGCTCGATATACCGCTTCCAGGCCGCCAGCGCCTCGCCCCTCAAGTGCTTCGGGCGGGTCAGCTTGCCGAACACCGCCGCAGCTTCTTCGACCTTCTGCATCGCCTCGCTTCGGTCGCCGTGACGCGTGGCGCGGTGGGTGCCATCCACTAGGCGAAGGTGAACAGGCTTCGGCCGCGCTCCCCTCTTCGCCATATTCCAATCTCCGAAGGTTAATCTGGTTTTGCGAGAAATTACCTGAACCGCCGGTGTACTGTCGTGGC